CTAGCTGGCGCAGGAGCAACTGGAGGTCTGGGCGGCGGGAACGTACAAAAGGAACTGGCTCGATTTGGTCAGGGTCTTGCATCACAAGGTCTTCAACAGCAGATAGCCAACCTTGGAGGTCTTTCAAGCCAAGGGCTTAATGCAGCAGGAAGCGCCTCTAATATTGCAACTAGCGGCGGCACTAACCTTGCCAACATTGCAACTGGTGCAGGAGCAAACCTATCTAATATCGCCACTAGTGGAGGCTCTAATCTTGCAAACATTGCAAGCGGGGGAGCATCCAACTTATCAAATCTTGCAGCCAATAGAGGCAACAACTTGTCTAATCTGGGTGTTGCTGGCGGTCAGGCTGGTCTTCAGTCGGCTATGTCTTCGGGCAGTAACTTGTCCAATATAGCCTCTAATTTAGGGTCGCAACAGCTTCAAGCGAATATGAACTTGGGTAATCAATTATCCGGTCTTGATGTCGCTGGCGGTCAGGCTGGACTTCAAGCCTTTACGAATGAAGGCCAGAACCTAGCAAATATAGCCCAGTCTCTTGGCGGTCAACAGTTCCAAGCCGGAACCAATATGGGCGGCAACCTTGCAGACATAAGCATGGCGCAGGGTCAGGGGCGGATGGGAGCCTACACAGGACAAGGGTCTAACCTTGCTAATCTAGCTACTGGACTTGGGGCGCAGCAACTAAACACGTACAGCAATCTTGGCAGTCAACTTTCTGGCTACAACCTGAGTACTGGACTTCCACAGGCATCACAGATGAGCAACCTTGGCGTTAACTTGGCCCAAGGCAGGACTCAGGCAGGCAGAGACTTGGCTAACCAGTACGGTGCTGCCGCTAACGCTATGGGCAACATATACAGCAATCAGGGCAATAACCTAGCTGGATCGATTAACGCCCAAGCGCAGTCCCTGATAAACCAAGTCAATTCTGGAGCAATAACCGAGGCGCAGGCTCAAACGGCCTACTCTACTGCCTTGGCCCAGTCACAGCAGAATACAGGCGCGGCACTAGCCGGTCAGCCACAGACTGGACTTGCTAACCCCAACTACTCTCAGGGCATAGGCAATGCGCTACAGGCTGGCGGTTTTACCTACGGTATGCTTACCAATCAGAACCAGAATCAGAACCAAAATAACGGTCAGAATCAAGGCTACGCTAATGCAGCAGCTCAAATTGCCAATCAGGCTTACTGATACAGCTAAATCGCCAAAAGGAACATAAAATGGCTGATATAAACATAGGACGCGCACTCTCAGGTCTAGGCGCAGCATTTAAGAACGAGATGCCTGCCTTTATACAGCAGGTTCGTCAAGAGGACTTGGACGCTGAGAGAAGAGCGCAACGAGAAATGCTTAATGCTGATCGCCTTTTTGATAGAGGTATTGCCGCAGAAGACAGGGCAATGCGCCTGTCAGATAGAGATAGGTCTATGGCGGCATCAGAGGCTATTAGGCTTGCAGCTATTGATGAAAAGAGACAAGAAACTTTATTTATAGATTCTAAAATAGCTTTAGATGCTTTAAACGCTGGAGGGGCTGGGCTGGGAGCAGTTTTGCAAAAATTTACTGATAGGCGTGAAGTTCTTCCAAGTATGGGCGTTACAAACTTTAATCTTACTGATGATGTTATAAGGCTTGCTTCTAGTGCTTTTGAAAACCCAGATGATTTATTAAACCTAAAAAATAAGTTAGAAGGATACGTTAATACTGGAATAGCATACGAAGTGCTAGATAAGCCAGAAAGAACCAAATATGAATTTCAAGGAGGCCGATGGGTTAATCCTTATGATTCAACTCTGTTGACAGCTTCACCAGTTCCAGACAAAACAACGCAGAGACAAAGAGAAATTTCAGCTTTGTCGGCACAGCTAAAAGATAACGGAACCCCTGATTTCAAGAATGTTGCAACAAATATAGTTGACGGCCTTATAACTATTGATTTTTCTGATGACGGAACCTCTGCAACCTTAACCGACAGAACTAAAATTATAACCGATCCTAGCAATGCTATTACAAGCATTCGTTTTGCTTCGCCCGACAGGCCACAAGAAGAACCTCCAGTGGGTGGCACTTTGTTTGAACTAATAGGCCAAGAGGGAAATTTAGGTGGGGTATCTGGGACGGCCAAGGCTGCATTTAGAGAGCTGGCAAATCAGTTTGGTTTTGACCCTTACGCAGAAGATATCCAAGGAATACAAAGGCTAAAGGCTGCGGGAATAGGTTTGATTAACTCATTAAGACAGGGAGAAAGGTACATTCAGGGCGAGACAACTCTGATTCAAGATGAGATTGGCGATCTTTCCCCTAGCTTCTTTACTACAGATATTGAGATTGAGAACAAAATGATCTCCCTAGATAAAACTCTTCGGGAAAGGCTCAATACTGCCAGAACAAATGCTAACGACCCACGCCTTGGAGAAGAAGAAAGAAGCGCCCAGATTTTCTTAGTTAACAATCTAGAAGACTTCTTGAGGCTAATGGGTGGTCCGGTCGGATCAGACTCAGGATCATCGGGAGGTGCAGGGCCAGATAAATTGGGAGATACAGCAGGAAACGGAGCTTATGTCTTCACTGAAAATGGCTGGGAAGAGGTACGATAATGCCGCAATTAGAATTGCCAGAAGGCGTAAAAAGAGACAGGGCTTTTAAAAGCCTTCCTGCGGGAGTTACTAGAGATTCCGTAGAATCTTCAAGGAACCCTATTGTAGATTTTGCTCAACAGTTTGGTGGCGGCGTGTTAGATACGCTTGAATCTATGGGCGGGCCTTCTTACGCTGTTGAGAAAACTGAAGAAGGCTTTAGGCCAGCTCAATCTGGCGTTTTTAGAGAGCAAGTAGGTCTTCCTAGTCAATCCGATACTTTAGCAGGAAGAATGGGTCAGGTTAGTGGGGAAGCCGCCTCTTTGGCAATTCCTTTTGGGGGTGTAGCCACAAGAATAAAGAAAGCACCTGAGACAGCAGGCAGAGCAGCAAGAATGTTGACAAATATGCTTTCTGGCTATGGTGCTAAATTTAGAGCAGCACCTGCAAGAGCTATATCGTCAGAAGCTCTTTCTGGAGCTACGGCAGGCGGCGGGGGATTTATAGCTAACGAGTTTTTCCCCGACTCAGACGCAGCTCAATTTATTGGCGAGGTTATAGGGGGTTCGTCCCCAGCAGTAGCGGAAAGTCTAGGAAGAGCAGCAACTTACGTGGGAAAGAATTACACTGGAGCAGGATGGATTGCAAGAAAGGCTAATAATATATGGCAAGATGCAAAGCCAGCAAATTCTGGAAGAAGAATGGTTGATAGGGTGGGTAGAGCGACAGCCAATATTGATAGCTCTATAGCAGCGGCAGACGAAGAATTACTGTCAGGATTAACTTTTGCTGGAAGAACGGGAGATAGAGGTCTTGTTAATCTTGAGTTTGACGTTAATAGAAGTTTGAACGAAGCTGATAGATTTCTTGATGATTCTATTAACACAGTAAATACAAATATATTAAACGCTATGGAGGAGTTTACAGGCTCCTCAGAACAAACTATTGAAACATATCAAAAAGCCCGCGCTGATATGAATGATTGGCTTGACTCTGTTGTTGTGTCTGCATCTAAAAGAACAGAAAATTCTTTAGAAAATCTTTCTCCAAGCTCTAACGCTGAGACAGCCAACAGAATAGCATCAAGAGAACTGAACAACGCATTAGACGTAGCTAAAACACAAGAAAACAAACTTTATAAGCGAATACCTGCTAATTCTGTTGTCCCTACCAAGTCGGCCAGAAGAGAAATTAGAGCTATTTTAAGAGAAACTTCAAAAGCTCAAATGGAAGATATACCAAAAATTGCTAAACAATCTTTATTAGGAAAAACTGGAGCAAACAGAGGTATTCAGTCATCCATTAAAGAAATGAGAGGTTTACAAAGTAAACTTAGAGGCATTGCGCGTAATGCGTCATCGGGCGAAAACGCCAACTTTAATACGGCAAGAATTGCTAACCGGATAGCAAATTCTATATCTACGGATATAGCAAATACAGAGGGTGGAGAAGAGGTCGCTGAGTTAGTTAGTTTGGCGGTAAATTATTCGGCTAATTTAAATAAAAAATTTAGACAAGGGACTGTGGGGCGCTTACTACAAAATACTAGCCAAGGCGGCTCTAGGGTTCCAGAAGGATTGACATTAGAAAGGTCTTTAGGGGCTACTGGGGCAAACGCTAGAGAGGCATTTGATGATATTATAAAGGTTACAAATACTCCCGAAGTTAACGTGGCAATGGAAGACTTTATTAAAAATAACTTCTTTAGCTCGGCTGTTAGAGACGGCGCAATAAACAGAACCAGTGCAAATACTTTCCTAAGAAATAACAGAGAGGTCTTGGGGCGGTTCCCTAAAATCCAGCAAGACATAGAGATGGCAATTGAGTCGCTAGACCTTCAAGACCTTAAAATGGCAAGAAGAGGCCGCCTCAGTGTAGACAAGCCATCTCAGTCTAGGGCCACTTTATTTATACAAAATGGGCCTGAAGCTGCTTTTAAAAAGGTACTGTCGGGCAGAAACTCTCCTGTCGAAATGCAGAACTTGGTCAATATGGCTAGAAGAGATAAAACCGGAGAGGCTATGGAGGGTCTTAGGTCATCTTTTTCTGATTACATTCAAAACAATGTGCTTGCTGGTGATTTTGTTTCAGGTAAAAAATTAGAGAAATTTATATCTGACCCAAAAACCAAAGCAACTATGGAAAAATTGTATTCTAAGCCAGAAATGGATAGGTGGAGAATTATAGCCCGAACCGCACAAAGACTTGATGTTCAAAGGGCCGCAACTAGCTCTTCTGAAGGAGTTTTAGGAGATAAGCCTGCAAAAATTGCATCAGTAATTGCTCGTCTGCTTGGAGCTAAATCAGGAACGGCTATTGCAGGAAGAACGGGGATAGGCGGCATACAGGCTCAGTCAATTATGTCTGGAGCGTATCAAGATGCTCTGGCTAAAAGACTAAACCCTGCCGAAGAGCTAATTAAAGCGGCTATTCAAGACGAAGAATTATTTAAAGAAGTATTAATGGCTAAACCACTTCCATCTGGTAAATTGCCAAAAGAGGCCACAAGACGCTTAAATGCTTGGGTGGCAACTCTGTACCCAGACGATGACGAAGAATAGTGTTGGTCTTTTTTAAAAACAAACAACGGCAAGGTGAACAATAATGGCAAGATTCGGTGATTTTGATCAATACCTAGACAACGCTGGTGATCCGCTTGTCTCAGGCAAGATATACTTTTATGAGTCAGGAACAACGACTTTTAAAACTACCTATGCGGATGTTAATAACTCCATCCCTAACACCAATCCTGTCATTCTTACTGCGGCTGGCAGACAGCCTAATGTATTCTTTGATGGTGTTGCCAAGGCTGTATTAACTAACAGCTCTGACGTTCAAATAGCTGTGCGTGACCCCGTTGGGCAGACCGAATCAGCCTTTGGTGATCAGTGGGTAGCCACCAAGATATATAACGCCACAGACGTTGTGCTTGGCTCTAATGGCATATTCTATCGATCCCTGACCAATGGCAATCAGAACAACAACCCTATTAACACAACTGGCTTCTGGACTCTGCTGTATTCAGTCGAGTGGAACGCAGGAATCTCTTACAGTGCTGGCGATGTTGTGCTTTACGGCACGACTCAGTACCAGTCTTTGCAGGGGTCAAATCTTAATCAGAATCCTGCAACCCAAACAGCTTATTGGACATCACTAGCCTTTGCTTGGTTAGCTACTAATACTTACGCAATCAATCAGAACGCTGTCGGAACAGACGGAATTCTCTACACCTCTTTACAGAACTCAAACATAAACCATGTGCCTGCATCAAGCGCGGCTTGGTGGGTTGGTACAAGTGCGGCTGCGGCTGCTAGTGCTACTGCTGCGGCTGGATCGGCTACTGCGGCGGCTGGAAGTGCCACGGCAGCGGGTGTCGATGCTCTTGCTTCGGCTGCTAGTGCTGTAATTTCTGCTGCGGAAGCCACTGCGTCTGCCGGATCAGCCACCGCTGCTGCGGGTAGTGCTACTGCCGCTGCCGGTAGTGAAACCGCTGCCGCTGGGTCTGCCACTGCTGCCGCTGGGTCTGCAACTGCCGCTGCTGTCAGCTATGCCAGTTTTATTGAAAGATACATGGGCGCGTTTTCGTCTGCCCCAACAACGACTTTTGAGGGTGCGCTGTACTGGAATTCTGTATCAGATCAGATGTTTGTCTGGAATGGAACATCTTGGGAAGTTATATCGGGAACCGGAACTGTAACCTCGGTTCAAATGGCCGGAGGAACGACAGGGCTTACTTATTCGGGCGGCCCTGTTACAGGCGCGGGAACTATTACAACGGCTGGAACATTAGCTGTCGCTAACGGCGGTACAGCACTCACGGCTTTGGGAACGGCGGGCCAAGTGCTTGCGGTTAATGCAGGCGGTACGGCTTTAGAATATACAAGTGATGCGGGAGGAACAGTAACAAGTGTAGGTGGTACGGGCACAGTTAATGGGATTAGCCTAACAGGCACAGTCACTAGTTCCGGCAATTTAACACTCGGCGGTGCTTTGACTGGGGTTGATCTGACCTCACAAGTAATAGGTTCTCTGCCTATTGCCAACGGTGGTACAGCCCTCACGGCTTTAGGCACAGCTAACCAAGTACTTGCGGTTAACGCAGGCGGGTCGGCTTTAGAATATCAAACTGCCACTACCGGATCGGTTACTAGCGTTGCTGTTTCTGGTGGAACTACGGGCCTTACTACTTCAGGCGGCCCTGTTACAGGCTCTGGCACGATTACGTTTGCAGGTACTCTTGCGGTAGCCAATGGAGGAACTGGAGCAACATCCCTAACAGCAAATAATGTTGTTTTGGGTAATGGCACATCAGCAGTTCAGGTAGTAGCACCTAGCACATCAGGGAATGTATTAACCTCTAACGGTTCTACTTGGCAGTCAACCGCACTCTCCGCATCAGGCGGGGAACGTCAATTCACAGCCACAGGCACGATTGCTAATGGGATTATTGTTACCCTAGAGAGCGATGGGACGGTAAAGGCTACTACTAAAACAGTAGGAACCCCAACGCTAGGCTCATCCGCCACTTTTGAAGTTGATGAGGCGGTGTACGTTGCAGTCACCTACGATTCAAACTCCAACAAGGTCGTTGTTGCCTACCAAGATGATGGTTCTGGAGACTATGGTAACGCTATTGTTGGGACGGTTAGCGGGGATACTATTACATTTGGGACTGCTGTTGTTTTTGAATCTGCTATTACGCACTCCATATCAGCCACTTTTGATTCATCCAACAACAAAGTTGTTATTGCTTATGAAGATAAGGGCAACTCAGCCTACGGAACAGCAATAGTTGGAACAGTGAGTGGAACAGCAATATCGTTTGGTTCTGCTGCGGTATTTGACTCTACTGAGGCGGATTTTATATCCGCCACCTTTGATTCAGATAACAACAAGGTTGTTATTGCTTACAGGGATAATAACAACTCAGACCGAGGTACAGCAGTAGTTGGAACAGTAAGCGGCACAGGAATATCGTTTGGCACTCCTGTGATATTTGAAACTGGTGGCTCAAGCTACATAGCAGCCACTTTCGACTCAAATAGCAATAAGGTAGTTCTTTGCTGCAGGGATTCGGGTAACTCAAATTACGGTACGGCTATAGTTGGTACGGTATCCGCCACAGCAATCTCTTATGGTACTGCTGTAGTTTTTGAATCTGCTGCTACGCCTTATATAGCAGCCACTTTTGACTCAAGTTCTAACAAGGTCGTTATTGCTTATTCAGATGACGCTAGCTCAAACCATGGCACAGCCATTGTAGGAACGGTAAGCGGCACAGGAATATCGTTCGGCACTGCTGTTGTTTTTGAATCTGCTCCTGTGAATAATGTATCAGCCACTTTCGACTCAGCCACCGGAAATGTTTTATTTGCTTACAGAGATGAGGGCAACGGAGATTCCGGTACGTTAATAACGGGAACAGTAAGCGGCACAGGAATATCTTTTGATTCTGCTGTAGTTTTTGCGAGTGCTACTTCATACACAGCATGCACTTTCGACACAGCGGCTGGTAGGTCTGTTATTGCTTTTCAACATACTGCCGGCTCATATGACGGCAAAGCCCTAACTTATGGTTCAGACGTAACCACAGACGTAAATAACGAAATAGGGATTGCTGCCGAGGCTGGAACAAACGGAAATCCGCTTGATGTAACAATACTCGGCGGTGTAAACGCAAGCCAATCTGGTCTTACTACCGCCGCTGAATACTGGGCCGCTTCCAACGGTACTCTTAGCTCATCAGACACAGGCTATCAGAAAATGGGTGTTGCCCTTAGTGCTACAGAGTTACTAATTAGGGGCAACAGTTAGCTGTTTCTTCGCAAAATTAATAGTTAAAGGATAGAAAAATGAGCAAAACCATTACACGAAAATCAAATAATGTATCCGTGTTTGTATTACATGATGATGCAACGGTGGATTTAGCGGCCACTCCCAATGCCACAGTGCGGGGGAATACAGGGGGAACAGTTGCTTTTGATATTGGTGATCTGAACTCTGGCAATGCGACTCTGCACACTGGCGTGACTGCTCCGGCTGACTGGCAAGGCAACCGCTATACTTTTGATGGATCAGACTGGACTGAAGTAGCTGATTGGGTTGACCCCAAGGTTGCCGAGATAGCTAGGTTGCAAGCGCAAATTGACGCGCTGAATGCTGCCTAATGACCAAAGAAGAGATGGCTAACCTTATAGAGCAGTCTGCCGAGCTTGGTGCTAAAAAAGCCTTGCGCGATATTGGTTTCAGCGATGATGATGCTTTGCTGTCCGATGTCTCAGAGCTTCGATCACTGCTAGATTCGTGGCGTTCTGCAAAGCGTACAGTGGGTAAAACCATCGTCCAAGCGTTGACTACGCTGTTCCTAGCCGCACTAATGGCTGGAGCATATTTCAACGTGTTCACGGATAAGCAATGATCTATGATTGGCGAAATCGGATTACTGATCAAGGGACTCGATACCGCTTTTAATTTAGTGCAGGCATCCCTAAAGAAAAAAAAGCAAGTCGAGCAGATGGGCGCTGAAATATCAGGGTTTTTTGCCAGTAAGGAAGCTGTTGAGGAAAAGATTGCCGAAGTTAAAGAACACGATAAGAATGCTTACATTGGCAGTGCGCTGGAAGAAGCCATACAGATTCAGAACCAAGAAGACCGCATTGCTAATATGATGAAGGAGATAGGCCGCGAGTATTCGCGTCAGGGCAAGTCGCCGCAGTGGCAAAAAGTCCAAAAGAACGCGATTAAAATTCAGAAAGACCGAGACTTCCGGTACAACATGCTGATGAAAAAGAAACGCGTACAGGTGCAGAAGGACGATGATTTTAAGCTGGCGTTGAAGTTAATTTTTGGGCTGATTGTTCTAATGGGTGCGCTTACGGGTTTAGTCTATTTAATAGCCACAGAATAAAGGAATTAAAAATGGAAACTATAAACAAGATTCTTGCCAAGATAGGCTCACCTGTCTGGAAGCTGTTTCAAACGTCCAAGCATCACCACATTGGTGGCGTTATAGTTATCTTGGCAATTGTTGCCATAGCTCTGGTAGCTATCTAAATGCTGGCATCACTTAGCGCATTGATTGGGCCTGTATCGGCTATCCTAGACAAGGTAATCCCAGATAAAGACCTCAGAGAGAAGCTGTCGCACGAAATTGCTACGATGGCAGATAGGCAAATGTCTGCTCAGATCGAGGTCAATAAGGTCGAAGCGGCCCATAAGAGCTTGTTTGTAGCAGGTTGGAGGCCAGCTTGCGGATGGGTGTGTATCTCTGCCTTGGCGTACTCCACCATAATATCTCCAATCTTAGGCATCTGGTTTACAGTTCCTGACGTAGACACATCGCTTTTAACCACTGTCCTGATGGGTATGTTGGGCCTTGGAGCTATGCGTACTTTCGAGAAGACTAAGGGCGTTAGCAGAGAAAAATAATGCCTAAAATGTATCTGCCAAAAAAATTGCGACTATTTAGAGAGCCTAAACGATTTAAAATAGCTATAGGTGGTCGAGGATCAGGGAAAAGCATGACTTTTGCTGATTTATGCCTTGTGGATGCTCAGATGAAAGGTATTCACACTCTTTGCTTTCGTGAGTATCAGAACTCAATTGATGATTCTGTTCACTCTCTTTTAAAAGCTGAAATTGAACGTCTAGGACTGCAAGGGTTTAGTGTTCAAAAAAACGCAATATTGTTTAACAATGATCCTGTTTTTAAATTTAAGGGCTTGGCTCGTGATCCAGAAGCAGTTAAGTCTTCTCATGGATTCCAGAGGTTCTGGGTAGAAGAAGCCCAGACTATTAGCTTTGACTCACTTAAAGCTTTAACGCCAACACTGCGAGAGGAAGGCTCAGAGATATGGTTTTCTGCTAACCCTCGATCTTCTGTAGATGCGTTTAGCCAAAGGTTCATTAAGCCTTTTGAAAAAGAACTAGCTAGAAATGGCTATTATGAAGATGAAGATCATTTAATTGTTAAAATTAACATTGAAGACAATAAAATGGCTCCAGAAGTCTTAATTCGTGAAATGGACGGTGACAAAACACGAATGTCTCCGGCACTTTTTGCTCATGTGTGGTCTGGGGAATTCATGGATCAGGCCCACGACAGTATTATTCCCGCAGAATGGTACGATGCGGCAATTGATTCACACAAAAAGTTAGGATTTGAGGCAAGTGGTGCTGTTATAGCCTCTCACGATCCCTCAGATGAGGGTGGAGACAGTAAGGGCTTTGCCTTGCGTAAGGGTTCAGTCATTCTTGATGTCTGCGAGAAGGTCACAGGAGACTCCAACGAGGGCATGGATTGGGCGTTACAAAAGTCTAGAGAGGCACAAGCTGACTGGTTAGTGTGGGATTGCGATGGGCTAGGTATATCTCTCAAGAGGCAAGTGGATCAGGAACTTGAATCAACCAAGATGCAGAAGCACCAGTTTAGAGGTTCTGAGTCACCAGATGATAGCAACCTGCCCTACTCAGGCAAGGACTCAAAGACTAATCGAGACACCTTCCTGAACAAGAGAGCGCAGTATTGGTGGAAGCTACGGGATAGGTTCCACGCTACTTACAGGGCGGTAGAGAAGGGCGAATACATTGACCCTGATGAACTTATATCCCTATCCTCAGATATTGAGGTTCTTGACCAATTACGCAGTGAAGTATGCCGAATACCGCAGAAACGCTCAAACAGTGGTAAAATCCAGATAATGAGCAAGATCGATATGGCGAAGAAGCCTTACCAGCTCCCTTCCCCGAATATGGGCGATTCCTTGATGATGGCGATGTTCTCGCCCAAAGCAACGCAGCAAAATGCTGTAAAACTTAATTTTAGCGGTTGGGGTTAAAAATGGAAGAGGAAAAGATAGAGGTTGAGGAAGTCGAGGAAGTCGAATATGAGGGTCAGGAAGAAGAATTCGACACCCTTTCATATTATGACAAATATGACGATCACGCCAAAGTAGTCAATCTTTTGTCGGCTAGTCAAGAAGCTGACAACGACTTGCGCGAACACGCCAGAGAGGCGCACCTCTTCCTAGATCAGAGGACAGGACAGTGGGAGCAATACTGGTGGAATGCCAATGACGGCAAGCCCCGCTATACCTTTGACCAGTGCAACCCCATAGTCGCTCAGGTGTCTTCTGAGATCGAGCAGGCTGATTTTGATATTAGGGTATCACCTGCGGGTGGAAAGGCTACAAAGGCCGTTGCAAGCACCTTTGATGGTCTTATACGCAACATTGAGAATATGAGTAACTCTAGCCAGATTTACGGTCAGGCCGCTAGAGGCATGGTTACATCTGGCTTTGACGCTTGGCGGGTTGTGCATAAGTTTGTGGATGATAATTCGTTTGACCAAGATTTGCTGATTGAGAAGATCGCAAATCCGCTAGATAGGGTCTGGTTTGACCCATCCGCAGAGCTTCAGGACAAGTCAGATTCACGCTATTGCTTTGTTCTGCACCCAATCTCAACAGAGGAATACAAGAGCCGCTGGCCGGAAGGTTCGGAGCAGTCGGTAAGTGACGATCGAGATGGCGATGCCTATTACAATAAAAGCGAGGTAATCAGGATTGCTGAGTTCTTATATGTGGAATCCCACGAGAGAGAGCTGGTAATGATGTCCAACGGGCAGACGCATGAGGTTGATGATGACTTTCAGGCTGTCATTGATGACTTGGCGGCTCTGGGTGTTACTGAGGTTAGAAGGCGCAAGCGCAAATCTCATAAAGTATGCTCACGATTCTTTGACGCAGGGGATTGGCTTGAAGAGAAGAAAGAGACAGTATTTAACAGAATTCCTGTCGTGCCTGTTTACGGCAATTTTAAGATTAATGAGGCGAAGACGATATATTGGGGCGTTGTAGAGAAGCTACTTGATCCGCAAAGAGTGATGAATTACGCGCTATCCAGAGAGATTGCGGAGGGTGCATTGGCTCCAAGGGCGAAGTACTGGATGACCTCTACACAGGCTCTAGGCCATGAGTCAGAGCTACAGACCCTAAACACCAACAGTGATCCTGTGCAGATATTTAACCCAGACCCAGAGATGCCGCAGGTTCCGCAGCAGCAGGGCGGGGCGCAAATCAATGCTGGCCTTAGAACTGTCTCTACCGCAATGCAGGGAATGATGGCAACCACTTCTGGTATGTTTGCAGCAAATATGGGCGAGAGCGTCAATAACCAGTCTGGTACAGCT